TATTATCATTAATAAAAATATATTCTATTGGGACAACATTATAATATTTTAAAGTATATAATCTTATGCCAAATTGATTCCAATATTTTATATCATATTTTTTCCATTTTCTAGTTCTAATATTTAAATAACTTTCTTGTACTTTATCTAATTCTTTATCTCTATCTACTTTAACAAAATTTTTATTAATAGTTCTATTTAAAGGTTTATGATCAAAATAATATTTTAAATTAAAATCAATAACTATTTTGCTTAAAGCTTCTAAATGATTAAAATTAAACATTTTTTCAACAAATTTAATACAATCTCCTCCTCCTAAAACAAAATCTTTATAATAAATATTACCATCTTTACCTTTAAATAAAGAAAATGAAGGGTTTTTTTCATTTCTTAATGGTGATAAAATTGGTTTGTTTATTTTTAAATTCATACCAGAATAGAAATTAAATATATCTAAATCTGTAACATAATTTAATAAATTATTTTTAGTAAGAGATTTTTTATTTAAATTTATCATCTTATAGTAAATGCTATATTATTATTAAAGTGAATTTTATGAAATATTTTGTTTTCTTTATAAAATTTTTGCAAAATTTCACTTTGTCTTTTTTCTATTTGTTTTGCTCTTTCTATTAACGTATTCATTTTTATTGAATTAAAAAAGGGAGATGGTCAGTCTCCCTTTAATGTTACTATTTATAAACTATTGATATTAAAATGTTTCAAAATCATCATCATCCTCACTATCTTTTAACTCTTCCATAGCTTCGTTTAATGATGTATCATTATCTTCTTCTGTATTAGGTGTAATTTGTTTCATTACATCTGATTTTTTAACTTTTAAATTAGTCTCTTCAAGAGATATATCTCCTGATTCTACAAAATCAAACATTCTAACTCCTAAATATTTACTAGGCTTTTTGTCATACCCATAACAAACAAAAAGATTAAATTCTGATCCTATTGCTTTTTTTTTAAGTAATCCCATAATTTTCTTGTAACCATCTTCATAGCTACTTACTTCTGGAAATTCATAGTCATCTCCAAAACGTGCTCTAGCAATGCTTAACAATCTTGCAAGTTGTCTATTTGCAGCTGCTTCATTTTGTCCATCTGGAATATAAAAAGCTACATTAATTTCTCCTTCTGAATCTTCAAAAAAGATTTTGTAATCAGGAGAACCTGGTTTATCTTCTGGTTGTTTTTTTACAATTTTAGTTAATTTAGCTTTGGCTACTCCTGCTTCACCTCCGTTAAAAATTGATATATTGTTTTCTTTTACGTTATTTAAATTGATCATATTTCTTTGTTTTATTTATTATTTTTATTTAAAAATTTGAGTCCAGTTTGAAGTTACTGTATCTTTGTCAGGATCATACTTAGAAAGTAAAACATCTTTATTTCTAAGATGTTTAATTCTAGTACCTGATAATAGAGATTCTGAAGGTTTAAAATTTAGTCTACCTTCAAATTCATCTCTATAAAAATAAGCAATAGCATCAACTTGAGCACATAAAATAGGACCTGTTTTACCAGTTAAAGAGATACCTCTTTCATTCATTTCTTTTCCTTCTCTTTCAACTAATTTATCTTTAACATGTCCTAATAGTATGAGTGTTTCACAAAGCTCACTTAAATCATTGATAATGCTATTAAGAGCTTCTCTTAAATAATAATATCCTGCACCTTGAGGCAATGTTAAAACACTTTTACCTTCCCAATTTCTACCCATAGGCGTATTTTTATACATTTTATTAGCTAAAGGTATAGCTATTTCTTCTAAAGAAGATACAGTATCAAGAGCAATTCTTGTATATACATATCCACCTTTTTCTTCATTAGCTGCTTTAATTTTATTCATAATGTTTTTAAGAACTACTATAGGTAACTTTTTCTGCTCCTTAGCTTCTTTCTTAACATTTATTTTTAAAGCATCTACATATTCACTACCATTCTCTATATCTAATATTAAACAATCATCCAATTGAGCTAAAGCTGTTGTTTTGCCCATTTTTGGTTGACTATATATTATCATAGTTCTTGGATTTTTAGATGTAGATTTGACAATCTTTTTAGGTAATTCCATAAATTTTTCTTTCTTTCATTAATTCTTTTTTTCTGTAATTCATGTAATTGTTCTATAGTTTTAGGAATGTAATTTATAGTTTCACAGCATACATTAATATAATATTTTGAATTAATTATATTTTCATGTGTATGCCCATGAATATTATATTTTACCCTATAATCCAATTCGTTTTCATGTATTGGTATATGAGTTAAAAAATATTTAATTTTATTATATTTAAAATTTTCACATCCTGATACACAATCAACATATTTTAATAATTCAGGAGTATGGTTTCTAAAATCATGATTTCCACCAATTACTCTTTTTCTTCCTTTTAATTGATCCAAATAAAAATACCATTTTGTTTTTTCCATTGTAATATCTCCTAAAATATATACAAAATCTTTTTTATTTACAACAGAATTCCATTTTTTTATGATATATTCATCCATTTCAAAATGATCTTTAAATCCTCTTCTTATAGCCATATTTTGATGACCAAAATGAAGATCTGATATAAAATATTTTCTACTCATTTTATTTATTTTATTATTTTATATTTTATTCTACTAAAATATATATCGTATAGTGTTCCAAGGTATTATTTCATTGTGTATGTTTTTAAATTGATTAATAGCTTGTTTTTTTAATACTTTTTTGTATCTAACATTTTTTCCTCCATATTCAGAAATTTTCTTTTCTTGAATTTTAGGATTCCATAATAAATACTCTTTTTCTAATTTGTTTTTTACATTGTTTTCATGTTTATCTTTGTTATGAGTTAAAAATATCACTTCTGCTAATACATCTTTTTTATATTCTTCTTTTACATATTGATCTAATAGCCCAAATAAGTCCATATAATCTGTTTTCCAGCCTTTATATAGTATTACAGGACTAAAGTTAACATGAACGTCATATCCTGCTTCATAGAACCTATTAATAGCTTTAATTCTATCTAGTATAGAAGGAGTATTTGGTTCAAAAATAGTACTTAATTTTTGTGGCATTAAACTAAACCTAATCCTGACTTTTTCCCAAGGATTAAATTTTAAAAAATGATTAGGAATTATTTTAGTTGCTAAAGTTGCTTTAGCTCTGTTATGATCTCTAAAAAATCTAAATATTTTTTCCCAATCATAATATTTACTATGTAAAGCAAAATCTTCATTACAGGAAATATCATAAGTAACAAATTTAGAATCTGTTTGATTAGGTTTATCAATTGTTTCAAACACTACATGATGATCTACAGCAGTTAAGATATCTTCTATATTTTTAGGGATATCTAAACCTTCTGGTCTATGCCTTTTCATATAGCAATAGCTACAATTTAATAGACACCCATATCCAAAAGAGGGACTAATAAAATCAGAACTTCTTCCAGATTCACGAATTAGCATTGACTTTCTATTAATTTTTCTTATTAAACTCATTCTCTTATTTCTTGTAATTTTCTATAAACTGCTTTAATTTTAGGATAATTATCTGGTTTTGGTAATTCTTTAAAATAATTTACTGCACCATCAAAATATAATGGACATACAGTACCTCCACCACCATCACGACCTCCTAAAATTTCTAAAAATCTTATATTATCTTTAAATAATTTAATATCATAACCCCAATATTCAGGAATATCATGTCTAAAAGGACTAAATAATCCTAAAATAACATTAGCATCTCTTTGTGTAAGTTTACAATCACCTAAACCATCTAATGTAGGTTTTAATCTATCATATTTTTTATTTTCTATAGATTCTTGTGCAGAAGCTTGTTGCTGTATGACAATAGGTATATAATTATATTTATTTCTTAATTTAATTAAATAATCTGATGATAATTTAACAATTGATTCATGTAAATTTAATTTTTGCCCTCTAATAGTCTCAGTAGTAATTAAACTAATGTGATCTATTATACACATAACATATTCTTCTGGATCATCTGCTTCATAATAGTCATCAACTTCTTTAGTTATAATTTCACCTGTTTTTTTATTAGTAAATTTAATATCTCTTTTATGTTGAACACCACTATTTTGAGCATAGGATCTCATAAATTTATAAATACCATAAGGATTTCTAATATCATCTATAAACTCCACTATTTCTTCTATTTTATCAAAATATGGTTTATATTTTTTAATAGTATCAATAGTTTCTTGGTTTAATATTCTATCATGTTTAGTAGATTTAAGATCTCTTGGAGAAATTCTAATGCCTTCTTTTACATATATAATATTAGAAAAAGCAGATAGCATTTTCTCTTCTTTTGACATTTCTAAAGAAAAATAAAATATTTTAAGATTAATATTTAAATCATTATCAATAACTTGCTTAATTGTATTGTAAAGAAATAAAAAATCTGTAATTTGTGTTTTACCTACTTTTGAATTAGCAGTAATTAAATAATATTTTCCTTGTTCTATACCTGGGGATTCTTCTTCAAATCTTGATAACCCCCAGGGAATACAATTTATTTTACCACTTAATAATCGTTCTCTACGATCTTCTATATAATTTAAAGTTTTATTAAATAACATTTTTTTCTAATTTTAGTTAATTAGATTGTTTGTTTATGTTATTATAAAGTTTCAACTATAGTTTGTAATGATTTTAAAAATGATTTATTTGGAAAACTTTCTAAAAAAATAGAATCTTCATAATCTTGTAAAAAATCATCATTTTCTAATTTACTAAAAGTACCTGAATAATTCCAAATTAATGATTTATTACTTAACAAATTTAATTTAATAAATGAATTAAATTTATTATTACTAGAATTCAATTTATTGTTTTTAAAATGGTTTTTTAAAGATTTAAATTCTTCTTCTTTAATTAAATTTGTAACATTTAAATTAAAATAATTTCCTAAAACTATTTTATTAATATTTGGACAAAATAAAAATTTAGGAGTACT